GACCGCCACCGAGCGGGCGCTGCTCAACTGCTGGGCGATCCAGACCAGCGTGGCCCTCCAGCACGGGGTCCCGCTGGAGAAGTTGCTGGACAAGGTGCTGCACAGCCGGTTCGAGCCCGCTGGGATGGTCCAGGGGCATGAGACGATCGCCACCTGCCTGTCGCCGCTGGACCTGGTGGCCAGGCACCTGCTGATCGAGTACGCAGGCCGCGACGACCTGCGGCAGAAGGGGACCTGAGATGGGAGACACCTACACCGTCCCTTGCCCGCACGGGGTGTGGGCCGGCCACTGCACCGAGTGCAGGCGCGAGATCGATCCCGAGCCGGACAGCCAGCGCGAACAGGCCCTCCAGACCGTGCTCTGCCTGAGCATCGACCACTACGACACGATCCGGGCGGGAGCGGATCTGATCGACCAGTGGCGGGTGGCCGCTGACGGCTCGATGACCCTGGAGGAGATCCGGGCCTTCGCAGCCGTCGTGGACGCGGTCAACCGGGCGAGGCACCAGAAGCTGGAGGCCATCCGCCGTCTGCAGCAGCCCAATGTCACACACAGGGAGCCTGCCTGCCCGCCGAACCCCGGAGAGCCGTGGAGGGGCCAGTGACCCAGGAGGAGATCGAGGCCAAGCGCGCGCTCATGCGGCAGCAGCAGCGGGAGATCGGCACGGCGTCCAGGCTGACGATCACCTGCGCGGGCTGCTCCCAGGCCCTGCCCCTGCGCAGCATGTACCGCTGCTACGAGTGCGGCCTCTACTACTGCGTGCTGTGCGGCAAGGAGCACTGGCCGGAGGCAGCGGCTGCCCGGGCTGCGAGTTGATCCAGTACAGAATCCCAACACCGCGGGATTAGGCCGGAAAATGACCGGCCGCCAGTAGGGCTGTATCGGCACCCCGCGACCGACCTGTATCGTTGTAGGCATGAGCAACCAGACCACCCTAGACTTCCGGGCCACGAGGCGGCAGCGCTTCGCCGAGGAGGTCAAGCGGCTGGAGGCCGAGGTGCCGGCCATGCCGCCGGTGCTGGCCCAGGCTGATGACGGTGTTGCGCGGCCTGGCACGCCGACTCCATGCGGCTGCGGGCAGGCTCGGCGCTGGGTGCCCGTACCCGATCAGTCAGGCGGTGGCGCGATCAGGGGCGCCCGATGGTGCGATGCCTGCCAGGGTGACCCACCGGTCATCAGCGAGGCATCGTGAACGAGCCCGCCAGCCAGCAGCCGCCCGACCCCCTGGAGCAGGCCCCGGCCAACCAGGATCCGCAGCGGGTGGCACGACAGGAGGCCCGGCGGCTGGCCGAGTTGCTGGCCCCGACCTTCGGCCGAACCCGCGGGGGCCTGCTGCACATCCCGGCCGGGGAGCTCGACGCCCAGCCCCTCCAGGTCCCCAAGCGGAAGCTGTGGGAGGTGCTGCTGGAGAGCCGGTCCGGCCGCCGGTGGATGGCCGCCAGGTCGATCAAGTTCTTCATGGCCTGGCACCTGGGGCTCTACACCCCGGACTGTCAGCTCCGGTGGCTGGAGCGAGCCCACCAGCACCGCCGGACCATGATCGAGGCGCCCCGGGACCACGGGAAGTCCCTGGCCCTGAACTACACGGACATCCTGTGGCGCATCGCCATGTCCAGCACGTGCATCGGCCCAGGTGGCGTGCCCCAGCCTGGGTTGGTGTCCTGGGTCCCGGCCAACATCCGCATCCTGTCCATGACCAGGGGCGGGAAGAACGCGCGCAAGCGGCTCCAGGCCGTCCGTCAGACCCTGGAGCACCGCCAAGAGCTGCTGGACGACTTCGGCCCGTTCCGGGTCCGGGGTAGGCCCTGGAACGACAGCCAGATCTACTGCCAGCGCAACCACGACGGGCTCAAGCTCTCGGACCCGACTGTGGAGGCCGTGTCTGTCGAGGGCGCGATCACGGGCGGGCGCTTCGACCACGCGGTGTTCGACGACGTGGAGGATCGGCAGTCGGTCAACACCAGCGAGCAGCGGGCGAAGGGCCGGGAGGACATCGCCAACGCGATGGAGCTGCTGGAGGAGGACGGGACCGCCAGCGCGATCGGGACCCGCAAGCACGCCGACGACTGGTATGCCAGGACGGAGCGGAACCCCAGTTGGCGGGTCTTCATCGACCGGGCGTTCATGCGCTGGCCCGGCGGGACCAAAACCAGGGACGAAACCCAGTGGCGGCTGCGCACCCGGCGGGAGCCCGTGGACCCGGAGGACCCGACCCGGGGCTGGGTGAACCGGATCGAGGGCTTCGATCACATCGCTCCTGGCGCGGTCGTGCTCTGGCCGGAGAAGTGGAACGTCGAGCGGCTGCTGAGGAAGTACGAGGACGTGCGGGCCGTCACCGGCTCCTGGTACTTCATGCGCGAGCAGCAGCAGCAGGTGGTGGACGACACCAACGCCATGTTCCCCGGCCCGTGGTGGGACCGGGCCAAGGCCAAGGGCCGCCGGCTCGCCCTGTGCAGGACCCTGCGCTTCGACCGCCAGCGCGTGGAGAGGACCGGCCACCAGGGGCGAGCAGACCTGCCGCCCGGCCTGGAGAAGTGGCTGACCGCCCCGTGGTGGCGGCCCGGCATGCCCGAGCGGGAGCGCCTGCTGATCTTCCAGTCCTGGGACATGTCGCTGGTGGACGAGGAGGGGAAGCTCCTCGAACGGGACAACGACTACACGGTGGGCCTGACCTGGGGGCTGAACTGGGAGACCGGCCAGCGGGTGATCCTGGACATCTTCCGAGCCCGGTGGATCAGCGAGGGCCAGAAGGAGGAGGCGGTCAAGCTCTCGGCCGAGCTGTGGATGCCGCAGGAGATCGCGATCGAGCGCAACGCCTTCCAGGCCATGCACATCGCGCACCTGCGCCGCGACACCGACCTGCCGATCCACGGCCACTACACGGGCAGCAACAAGCGGGACCCGTTCAAGGGCGTGCCCGCGTTGGCGGCCCTGCTGGAGACCCGAGACGGCGACCCCACGAGCGGGCGCCTGGTGCTGCCCTACAGCCAGGACCAGACCAACGACCTGGGGCGGGAGCTCATCGACGTGCTGGTCACCGAGGCCCGGGGGCTGGGGGTGGAGCCGCACGACGACCTGTTGATGGCCCTGTGGATCGGGCACTCGCTGATCACCCAGTGGATCGAGATCCAGCAGGGCCGGCAGAAGCGGGCGCAGGCCTGGGCCGCCAAGACCGAGCCCGGGCGCCCCACCAACGGCGACGGCCGGCCCGCCAAGCCCCAGCCACGCCGCAGGAAGCGGCCGAGCAGGCACCGGCCGGAGTTGTAGCCCCCGCCCCCCGCCGGCCCGGTGGTACCCTGCCGGCATGAGCACCGACGAGCAGGCACAGGCCCAGGTCCGGCTCCCAGGCGGGCCGACCCTGGAGATGGCGACGGTCGAGGAGGGCGTGACCCAGGTGATCCCCCTCCGCCCGGAGGACCGGGACACCGAGCGCGCGATCGCCATCCGCAAGGGCCGCCTCCACATGGCGCTCAAGGCCCTGGGCTCGATCATGGAGGGCGAGCAGTCCCAGCAGCAGGACGACCCGTTCGCCAGCCACTACGGGGCGGGCAGCAACCCGCTGCTGGACCCGATCCCCCCGGACACGCCCCTGGAGTGGTGGGCCAGGCTCCCGCTGCACAGCAACATCCTGCTCCCGTGCATGACCGCGTACGCCCGGGGCATCAGCGGCAACGGGATCCGGCTCGTCCCCAGGATCACCGACCAGGACGATCCGCGGCTGCAGCAGCACGAGGAGGAGATCAAGGCCGAGAAGCTGGAGCTGCTGGAGCAGCTGGCGAACCTGCACCACACGCTGAGCCTGGAGCAGCTGCGGGAGGCCAACCGGATCCGCATGGAGGCCGTGGGCTTCGCGGGCTTCGAGGTCATCCGGGACCAGGAGGGCCGGCCGTCCATGCTGGAGCCGGTGTTCCCGCACCTGATCCGCATGTGCCCGGTGGACCCGCAGGTGGTCATGTGGGACCAGCCGGTGTTCGACTCGGCCCGGCTCCAGTGGGTGACCCGCCAGGTGCCCCGGAAGTTCCGCCGCTACGTGTTCCTCACCCGCTACGACCACAGCCGGCGGCAGTACCTCAAGGAGTACGGGGACCCGCGCATCATCGGCAACCGGACCGGGACGATCTACCCGGACGAGGCCGCGCTCCAGGCCAGCAAGGACGACACCCGGCCGGCCAACGAGTTCCTGCGGATGGACGTGCTGAGCCTGGACGGGACCTACCCGATCCCCCGCCATGCCGGGGTGGTGGACGAGATCAACCCGATCCCGCCGATGGCTGTGCTGGTGTCAGGTGGAACCCTGGTCCCTGCCGCGGTCAAGAAGGTCCGCGAGTTGTTTGAGGGTGCGTCCGACTACAAGAGCGCCCCGCTGGTGATCGAGGCCGAGCCGATCAAGGGCGCCAGCGCCTATGCCGGGGTTGGTGGCACGCCCAGCGTCAAGATCGAGATCGTTCCCCTGGACCGGGTGATCGACAAGGACGGGCTGTTCCAGGAGTACGACCAGAACAACCGAGACAAGATCCGGGCCAGCTACCGCCTGTCCAGGATGGCCACGGGCGAGCTCCCGGACCTGAACCGGGCCAGCGCCAACGCGGGCGAGGACCACGACGAGGAGATGGTCTACTGCCCGGAGCGCCGGGGCGAGGACGGGCTGCTGTTCGATCGGGTGCTGCTCCCGGCCTGGGGTATCCGCTGGTGGCGGGTCGAGACCAACGCCACGCCAGGCATCGGCGACGAGGACCTGCCCGAGCTGCTGGACCGGGCGATCAGCGGCCACGCCATGAGCATCAACGAGCTGCGGGCCGTGCTGTCCAGGCGGCTGCGGCACGACCTGCCCCCGATCCCGGAGAAGTGGGCGCAGGTGCCGCCAGGTATGTTCGACCGGGGCGTGACCGACCCGGAAGACCTCCAGGGCGGGTTCGGGCAGCCCCAGCAGGCACCGCCGGCCGAGGAGGGCGCCCAGCAGGGTGGCCCCACCGGTGACCAGGGCCAGTCCACCGGCCGGGACGAGGACGGGGAGCGGGTGCCGACCCAGCGCCACCACCCCGTCCGAGTGGCAGCGGCGAAGAGGGCGGCCAACGCCCTCGGCGTCAGCCCTCGGACGATCCTGGACGCGGCCGACGCCAGCCCCGGCCCGCCCACCGAGCAGGACCTGCTCCGGGCCAGCCAGCACCTGCGGGACCTGGTGCGCGACTTCCGGGGGACTCCCTGATGGTCCAGCGGATGCTGACCCACTTCCCCGGCGAGGAGTGCCCGTCCTGTGGCCTCGACCACGGCCGCACGTGCCCCGAGCCCGGCGACGTCATGCTCGCGCTGGCCCAGGCGGTAGGCGACGGGGTGTGGTGGCTGGCCTTCGTCGCACTCATCATCTGGGCGCTGTAGCCGGTGCGGCTCGATCGCGCCCTGCTCGAATCCCTGGCCCGATCCGCCAACGGCGTGCTGGTGGAGCTGCGGAAGTCCGCGGCCATCGACCAGCTCGAACTGGACATGGTGGCGGTGCTGGAGCGGGTCTACCAGGAGCAGTTCGGGCGCCCGGCCGAGGACCTGCTGAGCGCGGCCCTGGAGCTGATGCCGGAGGTGGTGCCTGGCGACCGCTCGGCCGCGCTGGTGGACCAGCTGATCACCCTGGGCGAGGGCGTGGACCTGACCCTGGACGATCGGCGGGCGCTGGAGGACAAGACCGAGCAGGGCTACCGGCTGGAGCGCCAGGGCGTGGCCCGGCAGCTGGCCGTGGACGTGACGTGGGGGCTCAAGGACCAGGAGGCCGTGGACTGGCTGGGCAAGGAGACGCCCTTCTGGATCGGCCGCCACTACGACCTGAAGACCAGCGAGTGGATCCGCTCGGCGGCCCGGGAGGTGGGCCTGGAAGCCGGGCTGGGGGTGGACGCCACGGCCGACATGTTCCAGGACCTGCTGGGCCGGCACTACCAGCGGAGCCGCGCCTACTGGGAGTTGCTGGCGACCAACGCGATCACCCGGGCACGGAACTTCGGGGGCGTGGAGTCCTTCGTCCAGGGCAGGATCCTGGAGGTCGAGGTCGTGGCCGTGATGGACGGGCGCACCAGCGAGATCTGCCGGGAGCTCAACGGCACGGTCTACCAGGTCCAGATGGCGGTCCAGCAGCGGGACCAGGTGCTGGGCGTGGACCCGGACGGGCTCCGGCAGGTGGCTCCCTGGCCGTCGCTGTCGCAGGTGCAGGAACTGGTGGACCAGCCGGACCCGGCGGCGGCGCTGTCCCGGGCCGGGATCGTGATCCCCCCGTATCACGGCAATTGCCGTACATTCCTGGCAGCCAGGATGTAGCCGGTACGACCTTGCGCGCGGGGGGCGCGGCCTGTACCGTATGCCCATGACCGACGCCACCGAGACCCAGCCCGCCCACTCCGACGCCTCCACCGCTCCCGCGGCCACCGTGCCCGCGATCAGGCCGATCTCCGTCCTGTACGACGACAACGTGCAGCGCCACGTCCGGCTGGACCAGGGCGAGTTGACGGCCCTGGACGAGGCCATGAGCAGCGTGCGCGAGATGCTGGAGATCAAGGAGCGTCGGGCCGGGATCATCCGCGAGACCTCGCTGGGTGCCAGCGACCCGCTGGTGGCTGCCACGCTCTGGCAGGTGGCCGAGGACCACAAGGTCCGGCCCCGGGATGTGGTCCACACGGTGCTCCGGGCCTGGGCAGAGGACGTGGCGCCCCGGGTGCAGTTCAACTGCGAGAAGGGGCTGGACGCCGAGACCGAGCAGGCGTGGCAGGAGGCCAAGGCCGAGCGCGAGCGGCTGGAGGCCGACATCGCCAAGCGGCGGGAGAAGGCCCTGGCCTTCAAGACCGCGCAGGCCGGAGCCTGATGCTCTGGCTGCTCCTGGCTCTGGTCCTGGTGGCCCTGGGCCTGGGCGGCTGGTCCGTCCGCTGGGGGCTGCTGCTCTGGCACGAGATCGGCCGGCTGCAGGGTCGGGTCTACGACCTGGAGCAGCAGCGCGGCCTGGGCGTGCCCGAGCACTTCAACTGCCGCTGCGGGGTGCAGCGCAACACCGAGGAGCGACGATGCGACGAGAGCGACTGACCTGGGAGCAGCACCGGCTGCCTCGCCACATGCGCGACACCGACGACACGGTGATCGTGCCGACACCCGAGGGGGTCCACCGCCGACCCGCCTTCGGCCGCCTCCGGGCCGGCGGCAAGGCCAGCCCGATCAGCAGGCACGGGACGAAGTCCGGGCCGGGCCGGGACAGCACCCCGCGCGAGAAGTGGCGCCGGGTCCGCAAGCGCGTGGTCCGCAAGCACCGGAAGGCCCTGACCGCCGCTGGCGACGAGGCTCCCGGCCTGCTGTCCAGGCTGATCGCCCGCTTCTTCCCCGCCGGCCGAGACTGACGTGCGGTCCATGTTCGACCGTGGCGGGCCGGGTCCGTGCTTCGGGCCGCGGAAGCCGAAGAAGTTGCGGCACCGGATGCGCGGAGCCATGAACCCGCGCCCGAGGCCGGTGCTCAAGCGCAGGCGAAGGTGGAGCAACAGGATGGAGCGGGCGGGCTTCAAGGCGCTGCGCTCCGTCACCGGCTCCGAGGGGATCGCCCCCGACGCGCCCCGCCGGTTGGGCGTGGACCACCAGCGACCGACCCCGGACCTGTGGCCCACCAGGATCGGGCTCGTCCCCGGCAGGCTGCCCCACGGGCGCCTGGAGGACCGGGCCTGCGAAGCCAGGCAGGATCGGAGGTAGCCGCCCACCCCCCTCCCAGGCTACCTCCCGGCCGCTGGATCCCCCCCCGAGCACAGCGGCCTTGTGCCAGCGCCTCCGGCCCCTCCGCCCGGGGGCGTTGGCCGTTCTGGCTCCCCGTTGGATCTTGACCGCGTTGTTCCCGCGCCCGTACCCTGGGCCGCAGGAGTAGCGCATGCCCATCCCCCAGCAGCAGCCCGGCTACCACCGAGTCCTCCTCCGCAGCCC